TTATGCTTCTGAGGCACTTGCACCAGAAATAGAAACAGCTTTAGAAATGATCTCCGTCATTTCCGCCACTTGGTACTGGTTAATGCCAAGTTCTTTGGAATTTTGAGCAAAAGTCTGATAAACAGAAGAAACGGCTTGGGTCGATTGTGCTGTTTTCATTGAAATGCTGTACACATCAGACATTGCTCTTGCGTGCTGCAATTCAGTCTCGGTAACTAATTTCAGCTTATTCGCTAATTCAGTATTTTTATTGGTGTAGTCAATAATTTGCAATGCGGCTGATTTAACCTTATCAAACCGATCAAAATTGAGATTCCATTTCGTTGCAGAGTTAATACTATTTGCCGCATTTTCGATATTTTTTAAATAATCAACCGTTCTATTTGCGAATAGTCTTGCCTGTTGTTCCGATCTTTTCAAATTTTGTTGGAACTTAACTGCATCAAGGCTAAGTTCGATATTTAAGTTACCCAAGCCAGCCATAATTTTCTCCAATAAAAAAGCCTGCGATTAAGCAGGCTATAGGTTATTTAATGTGTCTCTTCATTAGTTCTTGATATTTTTTTGTGTTCCTCCACCAATACTTATCTAGTAAGTGAGCAATGATAAATAAGATGGGCATAAAGCAAATTAAAACACCTTTGGCATTACCAGTTTTAATGTTTTCAATAAAATAAGCAATCCCTAACACAACCCCAACAATTAAAGTTAGTGCTAAGATGAATTTAAAAGTTGAAGTAATCAACCAATCAATATCTTTAAAAGTCTGTTTCATATTTTCTCCCCTCATTTATTTTCTTTATAAGGAAAGAAAGCCAAAAATTCAAGCCTTTTATTGCCTTCTCGCTAAAAAATCCACTACTCCATCGTCCTCTTCGGTTTCTTCCTCTTTTTCAGCAAAAAACGGCATAAATTCGGTAAGTTTTGGTGGCGATTTTTTCGGATCGCTATTGATAACTGCGAGCAGATACGCAATTTGGGCGGTACGATAATCTTCCCGCCAAAGCCCAAAGGGTTGTTCTTGGTAAAACAGTTGATATTCTGTTAAGTGTTCTTCGGGCATTTGTTCAATTTCCGCCAGCGTTTTTCCTAGTGCGAGCGAAAGGGTTAGTTGGAACTTTCTTCGCTCGCTAATTTTTTTGGGTTAAGCGCTGCCACCGCTTGATTAAAGTCGGCAATCAGTTGTGAATCTAGCTCGGTAATTTGGTTGAGGTCGTCGATGTTTTCAGGATCAAACAATAATTCGCCATTTTCATCACACAGGCGTGAAGCCATTGCACGAGGGAGTTGATATTGTTGAGCGAATTTTTCCAATGCTTCATCAAACTGTTCTGAATCATGCTCAGGCAGTTCAATATTCGCTTTTTGTGCGAGGACGATTAACGCTTGGCGTTGCTCAAAAAGCTGACGATTAAGCTCTCCCACCGAGAGGGATTTAAGGTAATAATTTTCGCCCATTAGGGTGATTGGGGTAATTTGTGGTTTACGGGATAATAATTGGGTGCGTAGGGTCATAGGTTTGTTTCCTTATCGGTTTAAAATAACGGGAAGAATATCGGAAAGATTGAAAACAATGGCAACGAGTAAAATCAGTAACCAGATTGCCCAAAATTTCCACGTTTGCATTTTTGTTGTCATCTTCAAAATCTCTTTAATTAAGGTTAGATTTATATTAAAATTATTCACAGTTATTTTCCTTGTGAGCTAAATTGGAAAGGGAAATAAAAAACCCCGTGTAATTTGCCGTTACACGGGGTTTTGTTTTGCTAGCGCCCGTCTCCTGACGAGTGCTTTTTTTATTTTGTAAGATAGTCAGAAAATCCGACCGCTTAGGCTGGCAATAAATAATCTCGCCCTGCAGGTTTAATGCTGACAGAGCCGTCGAACTTGCCTTTTACTTCACCGCTGAAGCCGTTGCCCGATTCAATAAAGCCACGCCCAAAGACGGTGCCTTGACCTTTGGTGAGCTCCAGCTTAAACGGGAAGGTTTCTTTGTCGTGGAAGGCTTTACGCAAACGCTGCTGCATTTCAGTACTTGGTGCATAGAAGAAACTGAGCTTGATTGAGCCATATTCAATTTCGCCTGGTTCGGTTTCTGTGCCTTCAGAGCAGACGGTAGTAATATCTACCGTGGAAAGGCTGTCATCTGATTTTTCAATATTCTTAATCGCGCAGAACTGTTCTGACCATAACACTTTTGCCGCTTTGGCATCCGCAAAGTTGGTTGGGCGATCGCGTTCCCACCAATCGACTTCATCAGCCAGCGTAATGACATCGCTTGCCACGCTTTTGACGGGGTAAGTGCCATCTAATACACCTAAACCTGTGAGCGTAATCGCATCACCGGGTTTATAGCCCGATTGTGCGACCGTAATAGTTGCAGGTTTAAGGTTGCAAGCAGTGATATTTTTCGCTGTTTCTACACCTGTTGCCATACGGAACTTGGTGCCTTGGAATGGGGTGGTTTGAGTTGCCATAGTTATTCCTCGTAGGTAATTTGATAACGAATAGTGCCAATAAACCAAGTGCGATTCGTTTGATCTTGCTCAATGTCGTAACTCATCAAGCTGATGCTATCAAGCGAATCATACGCTGTATTATCCATTGCCACTTTGATTTGTTCAGCGAAGCTATCTAACTCATCTTCGCCTTGGTTAGTTTTGAGATAAAGGGCGATATTCAGCACCGCATTCCACTCACGCGAGCAATTGGTGATTTCTTCGCATTCGGTATCTTCCAGAAAAACTGCAATGGCAACTTTTTGCTGGTCGATATCAATAAAAATCGGTCTGCCCGAATAGAAATGTTCAACCTGGGTAATTTCGCCTTTAAGTGCTGCAACCACTTGCTGGCGAATATGGTGATGGATGTTCACACTATCTCCTTAATGCCGCCCCTAAGGCGGCGGTTAATTCCACTTTAATTTGTTCGTGATAATCTTTGAGCTCATGATGAAATGCGTTAGTCAGCGGTGTAGCAAGCGGGATTTTAACCACATCAATCGGGTAACGCGCTTGACCTTGCCGTTGCATCACGTGCGTTCGCCCGTTTTTGAGGGTTTGGATAAAACCTCGTTGAATGCGATGTTGCCCAATACGGATTTGCCCTTTGCTCACGCGCACTTTATGCTTGCCATCTTCCAACAATCGAAACACAGGCAAGTTGCCACGGTTTACGCTAATTTGTGCCATCAATTTACGCACCGAGGCTTTTTGGCGTAACCTTGTACGGCTTCGCACTAATTTTGTCGGCACTTTCACTTTTTTGGCAACAGAACGGGTACTTTTTCGCATTGCTTGTTTCGCAATACGGTTAATTGCCGTTGCAGTGGCTCGTGGTAGCTGTTTCTGGGCTATTCGATTCGCATTGGCAATAATCTGATCTAACCCGCTAATTGTTGCACTCATTGATTACTCCAGTTGTAAGATAATCAGTTCATCGTTAAAGCTAAACCCTCGCACGATGTACTCTGCTCGACCTTGTTTAATCAGATCGCCCATTTTTGGTTGATAACCTGAAGATTTAAACAACGTGAGCGTGCGAGTGGTACCGTTGATACGGTTATCTTCATACTGCATCAAATTTGGCGATTCATCGAGCACGGCTTGATAACGTTTGCCGTTAATGGTAAAGGCAGACATCATTACCTGTTTGATGGTGTTGTCCGCCTCCGCCAAGACTTTGTCAAACAAGCTAGGCATTGATTTTTACATCCACTTCTGCCGACATCGTGCCACTATTACGCCATGCAATACCTAAGCGTTTGTTGCTACCTGCGGCTTTTGTTGCATCTTCTGACTCTGACCAGTAAAGCACATCGCCTTGTTTGATGTCGTCTGCTTGTTTCGCTTTGACGGTAAACACGCCTACTGTTAAGCCTACGCCGTCATCGCCCGTGGCAACATCAGTAATTGCCACTGCGGCAAGTTCGTTTACCATCACCACATCACCGCTTTTAATGTTTTGATTTGCACTAAAACGAATCGTATTGCCGTCTTGAATATAGTTTTTTGCCATAATCGTTATCCTTGTTGAATTGATAAAAATTTGCCCAACGCTTCTAAGAAATTAGGCGATAACCACAACACCGCACAAATAAAGGTGAAAACAAGCACCGCCCACATAAAATGTTTCGCTGTTTTTGATTTCTCCATCATTTCTAGCATTTTACAAACCCCATCAAGTAGTTTAAAATCAATCACAATTTATGCCTTCTTGTGTTGGAAGTTGGAATGAAAGAAGCCCCGTGTAATTTGCCGTTACACGGGGCTTCGCCATTTGCAATCTCTTATCAAAATCAGACCGCTTACGCGTTCGTCACTTTCACAATCCCGCGATAATCAATCACGTTCACGCCTGCATCAATACGCACTTTTGTCGTCACACCATCAATGTTGAAGCCTTGTTGTTGCTCAATGTATGGCGATTCCACACCATCGAGGTAAGAAACTTCTATCGCTTGTTTGTTGATGAGATACCACGATTTCGGATCGGCAAGCTGTAATCGTGGTGATTTAATCGTTGGCACGATATCGCGAATTGGGTTGATAATGCCGCTGTTGATGTCCGCTCCTTCGACTGAAGCTGAACCTAGCACCTGTTTAGCACGGGTGTGCAATGCAGTTGGCACCAGCATAAATTCTGGTTCAATGGAGAGCGGTTCACCGCGTACGTTCACAAAACCGTTCATCATTTGAATGGCTTTGTCGATGTTCGCAACATCTAATGCTGCACCTGTGAGGCTATTTTTGTGCGAAGCATCAAACAATTTCTTACCATCTTGTGCAGTGGCGTTGCCTGTGAGTAAGCTAAACACCAGTTTCGCAATGGTTGCACGTGCCGCTTGCCCCATTTTTGACGGAATTGTGGTTAATAAGTGCATATCGTCATTGATGATTGCCTGACGGGTAATGCTGAACATTTGCCCGTAGGTGGCAAGGGCTACTTGCGCTCCTTCATCGCCAATCGTGCCGTAGGTGTATTCTTCCCCCTCGCCCACGGTTGGTAAGTAACCAAACTCACCCAAGCCCACACGTTTTGCAGGGCGGAAGTCGGTTAAAATGCCACGACTGGTAAATTGGTCGTAATTTCCGTTCGCCGTTTCCCAGCCTTTGATGAGTGATTTATGCGCTACATCAATTAAAATTTGACCAAAGTCAGAGCTGGAGTGGGTAAATGCTAAACCTACCACACCCATTGCATTTTGACCTGCAACACCAACGCCACGGTCTGTAAGTGACGCTCGAGCTAATTCGCGCAAGCTCATACCCGTGTATGCATTATCTTTTACATTTGATTGGTCTTTATCAATACCAGCACGCGCTAATAAAGCCTGTTTCACACTGTCGCCAACAATATTACCATTATCAACATAATGAGCCACTGTCGCGCTTGGTGTCGTGCTTGCTCCGCAGTAATACTTAAGTCACCTAAGCACTCAACAAGTAAATCGTTGTGAGTTGTACCAAACGGTGCAAACACTGCTTTAATATCAGAGTTGCGTTTATTTAACTCAGCTTGCACTTGTGCATTATTATCTACTGTCACAGTTTGAGTTTGACTTACTGTCGCTGATTGCGCAGTTGGCGTTGCTTGTGTTGCTGGAGTTGAACCAGCGTTGCCTTGTGGCTTAAACAACATGTCTTTCATTGCTTTTGGCATATTTTCAAAGTCCTCTAATTTTCGTGATTTAATAGACGCCATCGCCACAAGTGGTTCGGCTAGTTTGTCTGCAAATCCTTGTTGAACACATTCTTTTCCGTTGAGCCAAGTTTCTGCTGATAGCATTTCTGCTAATTCTTCAGGTGTTTTCCCTGTTTTGTTTGCATAGGCTGGGATTAATGTATTTTCGACCTTGTCTAATAGGTCGGCATACTTGCGCATATCCTCTGCATCTCCGCCTTGAATACCCCAAGGCTTGTGGATCATCATCATTGCATTTTCTGGCATGATTACTTCATTCCCTGCCATTGCAATAACGCTCGCCATGCTTGCTGCTAATCCGTCAATGTAAACTGTCACATTGGCTGGATGATTTTTCAGTAAGTTGTAAATCGCGATCCCATCAAAAACATCACCACCTGGTGAGTGGATGTGTAGGTTAATCTGCTTAATGTTGTTTCCGCAGTCTTTTAAGTCCTGCGCAAAGCTCGCAGCAGATACGCCCCAAAATCCGATCTCATCGTACATTGAGATCTCTGCCGTGTCGTTGGCTTTGGCTTTGATTGAGTACCAAGACTGGTTATTTGTCTTTGTCGCGCTCGTTGTCATCGCCACTGGCGACAGAATCATCTTTTGCTTTTTCATTTGTCGTATCTGTGTTAGTTAAATCTGTGTCAAACTTAAGACCAAATTTGCGGTTTTCCTCAACTTCAACTCTTCGTCTGCGTTTCACTTCTGCTGGATTGCTACCGCTTGCTCGTACTGCTTGGCTTTCGGTTGCCAACCCACCTTTAATGCGCTCTTTCCACGCTTGCGCCTCTTTTGTCGGATCAATCCATGGCATCACTGGTCCACTGTAAACAGCGTTATAAAGTGACGCTGGATCAATATCGACTGGCATCTCAATTTCACCGCTAACAATCGCCATTTTTAGCCATTCTCGGTAAATAGGGCGAGAGATATGCGCAACAAAGGTATCTTGTAAAACAGAGTAACCCTCAAAGCTCTCCACCAACTCTTGGCGTTGGCTTGAGTAAGTGCCGTTATAATCTCGCGCAATGCTTGAGTAACTTGAGCGAGTCCCCGCTGCTGTTGCTCTTAATTGCCCATTCCTAAAGGTTTCAAGGTTCACATTTGGACGGTTAGAATTGATTAACCCAATATCTTCACCAGGTTTTAAATCATCAATGATTGCACCTGGAGCAATCTCAAAATCTCGCTCCGGACTATCTGCGCTGTAATCCTCATTATCTCCGTAGAGTGCGGCATCACCTTTTTTGATGTACATCGTAAAGGCGGCGGCAATTCGTGCAGCAACACGTTCACTTTCCTCATAATCTTTAAGGTCGGCAAGTCGGATAATTACGCCGTGCAACATCGATACGCCACGCAATTGATGCAAGCGCTTTTTAAACGCAAGGTGCAACATATTTTCTGCAGGCACTGATTTAATTCGCCCGTAAGTGCGGTTGTTTTCCTGTGGATTGTCCATGTAAACGCGGTAAGACACAGGACGGTGCCAAGCATTAATTTCTATCCCTTGAATTACATTTGCCGTATCAAGGGTATTCATCGGCACAAAATCAGGCTCTAATGCCTCAAGGCTAAATGCGATTTTGGTGCTGTGATTGAGACCTGCTACACTGCCTCGCACAAGTTGGATAAACACTTCCCCATCACATAGCCACGTGCGTAACAACATCCTTTCAAGTTCAGGGCGAGTAAACTGCCCAGTGACTTCTGGACGGATAGACCATTCCGCCCATTTTTTGCGGATTTGTTCCGCCAGCGCCTCATCAACATCACCACTTAAATTTAGAGGTTGTGGTTCAATATGAATTCCTCTAGAGCCAATCACACGCTCTTCCATTTTGTCCAAAATACCGATCACAATATCGTGATTTTGGTCTAACGCTCGAGCTTGTTCTCGCAAACTGACCGCACTTTGTTTGGTCGATACGTTAGCGCCTTGGCTTTC